CCTCAGTAGCCCACGCCGGTTCGCGTGTGTATCGTCGCGCCGATCATACTCCATATATGGATTGACAACGCTCCATGCGTGGAGTACTGTGCACCCATCGCCACCTAAACCACGGCGTACAGCAGTAGGCGGGAAACCCGGCAGCCCAAGGCGCGGATGCGCTGAATCCGGTGGGCAGAGTGAAGCGGTGGAACCTCGGTAAGACCGCACGGGATCGGGAAAGCACCACGAGTTGCAGCGTTTTCACGATAGGCCGAGCGCCTATCGCCAGGGCGTTGTTCGCTCGTCGATGGAGCTTCGGCATGGCCGATTTCCGCAGCAGATTCACCCTCTACGTCGCGATCGCGTGTGGCGCGGCGATTGTGCTGGCGTGGTGGCTGGCGACTTTATGAACGCAAGGAGGCCCCAATGGAAGCAGTAGTTGCAACGAACGACACGCCCGCAGTCGGGCAAGAGTGGAGCGGTGGCGTGTACGTCGGCATCACCGTCGACAACGGGCAGCCGGCGCACCTGATCGTTCTCCCCGAGGAATTCAATGGCACGTGGGCGAAGGCTGGCGCGTGGGCGGCCAAACAGGATGCCGTGCTGCCGTCGCGCTTCGATCTGCTCGTGATGTTCCAGCAGCGTGCGGCGCTGAAGATCGACGACGGCTGGTACTGGAGCGCCGAGTCGCACCACGAAGACGCCGAGTACGCGTGGTGCCAGACCTTCGGCACCGGCGGTCAGGGCAGCGACCACAAGGGCATCAACGACCGCGCTCGCGCCGTCCGCAGGCTCGTGGTCATTAAGTAATTCGGTCTTTTAGTCCTTTTCAGCAGCATGGCATTGCACAGCCAACTCCCGATCTACAAGGTCGCATACGAGTTGCTCGCGTTGAGCATCGCGATGGCGCGCAACATGCCACGAGACGTGAAGCAGCCCGTCGGATCGGCGCTTCTGGCCGAATGCGTTCGGATCACGGTGCTGATCTTTCGCGCCAATGTAGCGCGTGAGAAGGCGCCGCACCTGCTCGAGGTCGTTGAGCGGGTCGAGGTGGCCGAGCTCATGATCAGACTGTCGCGCGATCTGCGTTTCATCGGCACGAAGCAATACGCCGACGCGATCGCGCTCACGTCACAGATCGGCAAGCAAGCAAACGGCTGGCGTCGGCATTCCGCAACTTCGCCTGCCGCATGATCGTCAAGGCGACCATGCCCGTGCGAATTTTCATCTGGTCGTGCCGCTGCTCCACAAGAGCACCGCTATGCGCATAACGGATACCGCAGCACCCGCATCTGGCCGGTCCGGCGCAGTTGCCCCGCTGAGCGATCGGCCGGGCGATGTCGATAGCACGATGGGTACGAGTACGCGTGGTACCAGAACTTCAACAACGGCGGTCAGAACAACAACCACAAGGACAACAACAACCGCGCTCGCGCCGTCCGCAGATGAACCGCGCCACCGCCATGCTGCATTTTGTTTCACGGAGCTAGTCGACGCGTACCTCGCCTGCCGGCGCACCAAGCGCAACAGCGCGACAGCACTCGCCTTCGAGCAGCAGCTCGAGCGCAACCTGGTGGAGCTTCACCTCGAGCTCGTCGACGGCAGCTACCGGCCAGGTCGCTCCATCTGCTTCGTGGTCACCAGGCCGAAGCCTCGGGAGGTGTGGGCCGCCGCGTTTCGCGACCGCATCGTCCATCACCTGCTGTACCGGCGCGTGGGGCCCGGGATCGAGCGCAGGTTTATCGCTGATTCATGCGCCTGCATTCCAGGTCGCGGCACGCTGTACGCGGCGCAACGGCTCGAAGCGAAGATCCGCAGCGCTAGTGAGAACTGGTCGCGGCCGGTCTTCTACCTGAAGTGCGACCTGGCGAACTTCTTCGTCTCGATCGACAAGCGGATCCTCGCCGAACTGCTCCACGCCCGCATCGCCGACCCGTGGTGGCGATCGCTGGCCGATCTGATCCTATGGCATGACCCTCGCGACGATTTCGAGCTCCGCGGCGATCCAAGGCTGCTTGCGCTGGTGCCGCCGCACAAACGGCTTTTGAACCAATCGCCCGAGTACGGCCTGCCGATCGGCAATCTGTCGTCGCAGTTTTACGCTAACGTCTACCTGGACGCGCTCGATCGTTTCGTCAAGCACGAGCTGCGGGCCCACCACTACATTCGGTACGTCGACGACTTCGTGCTTCTGCACGAGTCAGCTGGCCAACTTAACGCATGGCGTAAAGCCGTCAAGTCGTTCCTTTTGGAAGCGCTGAACGCGCGGCTCAACCACTCCAAGACGATCCTGCAGCCGATCGCCCGCGGGGTCGACTTTGTCGGCCACGTGATCAAGCCGTGGCGTCGCACGATTCGAAGGCGGACTTTCAACGACGCGCTGAGCCGGCTCGATCGCACCGGCGCTGATGACGTTTTCGAATCCGCCAACAGCTATTTCGGCCTGCTGCGCCAGTCACCGCAGAGCCACCAGGATCGCGCGCGCCTGGCGAATGTCGTGCGCAGGCGTGGCCGCTGCGTAAATCGCGCGTTGACGCAGACGTATCGATGATGCCCTGCCGTCACATCAATGTCGGCGGCGTTGGCGCAATCGTATGCGGTCGTGGATCGAAGCCGAAACCGTGTCTTTATTGCGGCGGTGAGTCGACAGCGCTGTGCGACTTCGAGACCGCTCCCGGGAAGACATGCGATCGACCACTCTGTGAGCGCCATAGAAGACGCGCGGGACCGAACCTCGACTTCTGCCCCGGGCATTGCGAGCAGGCACACGTAACCGGGGAGCTATTCAGGTGAGCATCGCCGATCTCATCGCCGAGCTGCAGAAGTATCCGCCGCACAAGGAGGTGCGCGTCCGAATCGATAGCTTCGTCGTTGACACCGAAGTTGGCGAAACGGTCGTTGTCGGGCCCGCGTATGCCGTCGCGGCCGATGCCGTTATTTACGAAGGCTCACACGTGTCGATCGAGGCGTCATGATCACCGACGCCGACGTCGACCGCTTGCTTTCAGAGGGTGATCACGAAGCGGCAGCGATGGCTGCGGCCGAGCTCGTTGACCCGGTGGCGTATCGCAAGGCGATGCAGCGCGCATTCGAAGCGAGCAAGCGAGTCAAGCATGAACCGTCAGTTTGCCAAATTGCGCAGGTTGCAGGCGCACCCACTATGAAAGGACACCGCGTGCAGTTCGAACTCAGCAACCAGGAATCAAAGCTCACCTCGTTCAATCCGCGCGCCGAGCTTCACGGCGAAGAGCCGGAGCCGGCGGCCGACATCTCCTTCATTCTGAACTTGCCGTCGGAGCAGCTCGCGATGTTTGCGCCCACGTTGCGCGGCATGCTGTATTGCAAGAAGGACGCAAGTGAAGACAACGATCTCGCCAACCAGGCGAGCCGCGCGAGCGCCGAGCCGAACCTGCGCTTTCCGAAGCTCGGCGCGCTGTCCTGGTCCGAGGAGCTCGTCGGCGCGACTCTTACCATCGATCACGGCCTGGGCGGGAAGAACAGCGACATCGTGCTCGAAGGCTGCACTGTCAAGAAGTTCAAGATCGATCCACAGGAAGGCGGCACGTGCATCGTGTCGTTCCAGGTGCAGGGACATCCGGGCGAGCGGGAATGCGGCAAGCTGTCAATGCTCGTCGGACGCGACGTCGAGATCACAATCGAGCCGCCGAAGGGTGACCTGGTCGAACAGGCGCAGCAGCCCGACAAACCGCTCGCGACGGCCGGCGACGAGTCCAAGCGCTCGAAGCGCAAAGCGCCCGCAGACGCAGCGATGCATTGAGCGTGGTGAATGTGAGCACTCTGCTCACCATTCCCGAAGCCGCTGCCGCGCTGAGCGTCTCCGAGTCCACCGTGCGCCGTTTGCTGGCCGATGGCCGGCTGAGTAAGATTGCGCCGTCGCCGGGGTGCGTGCGGATCGAACGCCAGGCGATCGATCGTTACCTGGCGCAATGCCGAGGAGAGCGATGGCAGTCAAAAACGAAGCCGGTCGTTGGATCGTTGAGTTTCAGTGCCGCGGGATC